TCGATCAGTTGCATGTGGTGTTTGGTGTTTGTTGTTTCTTGCGTGCCATAGCCGCGCGCTTGGCTTCGAGGAATGGCGACAGCGCCTTGTCTCGAAAGGTCTTTCGGGAGGAATTGGATTTGCGGAATTTGGTGCAGTCGAATGTCTCACGCTTGCCGCTTAGGACATCTCGCACCCCAATGACATAATGGCTGACCAGCGCGCGGGTAACGCCCAACTCCCGCGCGACTTCAGCCTGGGAGCGTTTGCCATTGAGCTGATCGAGGCCGGCCGCGAATGCCAGCGCGTGGGCCATAACCGGCAGGTTGCTCGTCTCGAGGAGCATGCCGACCACTTTGCCGAGGATGAGCGATTGCGAGCGCCGGACCTCGGCCTCAGTGTGCTCCATCACTCCCCTCGCCTGCCTGGGCGTGACGCCTAACATGTCGGCAAGGATCTCCTCCTCGGTGTCGATCTCGCCCGCGTAGTCGTGATGGTAAACCGCACCGGCCGCGTGGAGCCTTTCGGCCTCGGTTGGAAATGTTGGGTGGGCGTGTGGGTTCATTTTAATGCGGCGGTTTTGATTTTGGGTCCGGAGAGTTTTAAGCCCTCGGCGATTTCTAAAAACCAAGGGCTTTTGAAAAACCGGACCGCGCTGTCTTTGGCATCCTGCGCGACCATGGTGGCGTATTGGCTTTTGTAGTCGGTCTTTCGGTCGATGTCCTCGTAGGCGTCGAGTATGATCCGAGCGGCCAGCGCGCGGTAGCCGTAGTCATGGTCGGCGTTCTTGGTCATTTCGCCGCCCTCCTGGCGTATTCCCCAATCAACAAAGCGTCCGCGATGGCGTGCGTGACCTTGATGGCGGGGAAAAGCTCCTGCGCCCGGCGCTTCGACACATTCTTGTCTCCCTTGGTCAAACACCCCATTGCCTTCTGCCACATGGCAGGCCGCACGCGCTCGTAAGGGACGCCAAGCGCGGTCAGAGCCATCTGCAAGCGCCCGAACCCCTCGCCGAAGGTGAAAGCCGATTTCACGCCCATCTGCGGACTGCTGTGAACTAACTCCAGCGTGGCCCGCGCCTCGAACATATTGATCGAGTCCCGAAGGAGGTCGATGAGGTCGCGGTCGGTCTCGGGCATCTTGTGCGCCCATGGTTCGCCGGTGGTTGGGATGAATGCGATGCCGCCGCTCAGGCCAGGGTCGATTCCGATGTATAGTTTCATGATTGTTGTAGTTGGGTAAATTTGGCGAGGGAGCCGTCCATGTGGACCGGCACCGCGTGGCCGCGCTCGCCGTCGCGGTTTTTGTCTAGTGAAATGAACGACTTGTCCTCGTGCTTGATCATCCACACATGATCGCTGTGCATCCCGATGGCGCGGGACTCGCGCAGTTTGCCGTCCTCGTTGAGCTGGGACGCCGTGGCGACCGCGATGTTGAGCTGCAAGGCCAGCGCCTTGAGCCGCCGGGTGATCTCCGAGACATGCTGCTCGCGTGTCTCGTTCGAGGCCATGGCTCTCAAGTGAACGAGTTGCACATAGTCCACGATCACGAGGTCAGCGTTTCCCTTGCCTGCAAGGTCACGCGCCGAGGCATCGATTGATTCCATGTCGGTGAAGCCCGACTCGACCACGAGGCCCGACTGCGAAAGCAAAGACGACGCCGAGTTGAATTTCGCCAGCATGTCCTTGTTCACCGAACCCTTGGCCCCAGCCATTCGGAAGATGCCCACATTGAAGCCCGCCAGGTGCGAGACCATGCGAGCGAGGACTTGGGTCGCCGGCATCTCCAAGCTGAAGACCGCCACCTTTTTGCCAGCCAGAACCGCCTGCACCGCCATCTGAAGGAGCAGGATCGACTTGCCTCCCGAGGTCGGCGCACCGATCGTCAGGAGTTCCCCCCGCTTGACGCCGCCATTCGTCACACGGTCCAGCCATTCGATCCCTGTCCCAAACGCCTCCGCAGGCGTGTGGTTTTCGAGTTCTTCCGTGAGCTTCGTCAGAAGGTCTCTGGTCGAAACTCTCGGCCGGTCCACCATCATCGCCGCTTCCGAAAGCTCGAGCGAAACGCTGGCAATGTCTCCCTCCTGTCGCAGGAAAGCCCCCTCAGCCTCACGCACCGCCGCGAGCGCCCGGCGATACCTCGCCGCGTCCATTAGCGCGCTCCGGTGCCATGCCGCCGTCTTGGCATCGCCCGTGGGCATGAAATCCATCAGCTCGGTGAAGTTGTGCATCCCCCCGACGGCATCCAGCAGACCCTTCTGCTCCAGCCGCGATTGCACCGCGAAGGGATCGGTCGCCATGCCGGTGTCGGCGAGTTCCTTAGCCGTGGTCAAAATGATTTTGTGCGCCTCGTAAAAAAACAATTCCTCCGGCCATGACATCACCCTCAGGCACTCGAAGTTTTGCAGGATGCACGAGATCGCGGCCTTCTCTGCTGTTTCGTTCAATGGGACGCTGGGTGCCATCTGGATAATCTTTGCGCTCGTTGTCATACGCAGGTGGGGATGAAGCGGTCGCAAGACCGCTCTTTATTCTTCTCTTCTCTAGTCACGCTTTTGTCACGGTGTGAGCGTGACACTGGCGTGACAGATTCTTTGGCTCTTTGTTTCCACTTTCTCTGAGTGGCAAGTCCACGCTCTTTAGCGGTTTGGCTATTGTGGCGGTCGAAGTTTACAAACTCGATTTTGTCGCCCTTGATGCGAATCCACCCGCAATTTGAGAGTGCTTCGTCGAAGTTCTCAACGCGCGTGATTTCACGAATGACACGGAGGGCCGTGACAGATGTCACGCCGTCACCGTGACAATTCCGTGACGCCCACGCCCACACCTTCACGAGCTTCCCGACCACCGCGTCGAGGTCGAGGCCGGTGTGGTCGGCAATCGCCGCCACCTCGACCTTCTCGTGTAGGTGGTTCTCTACTTTGATCCATTCTCCTGCCATATTATTTCTTTCCCTTCATAGTGTTCTGGTTCCGCTCGACATATTCCCGCACCCGCCGCATGTCCGCCTCAGCCTGGTCGCGCTCCTCGAGGGCGTAGGTGTGCTGGTAAGCCGGCATCGGCGCGCCGCGCTCGAGCCGTGGCCCGATTGGGCAGGCATTCGCGCAAATCGCTAGGCGGAGGGTGATTTCAGGGAGCATTTGGTTTGTTTAGTTTTTGGTTTTCTTGCATTGGCAAGCTGCGGCGCTCCGTGAAGCGCCGTGTGTTTGCCTTGCCAAGCCATGCCGCGCCCAGCCCCGCCGCGCCATGCCCAGCCCCGCCCCGCCGCGCCCCGCCTTGGCAAACTGCTGCACCCCAAAGGATGCAGTGTGTTTGCCTTGCCACGCCCAGCTCGGCCACGCCGCGCCCCGCCCCGCCGCGCCCCGCCACGCCCCGCCGCGCCTCGCCCCGCCTCGCCGCGCCAAAAACTGAAAAATCATTGCCATTCAACCGTGTAGCGGCCGAAGATTGGGCGAAATGTTCCAAGCCCCAAGATTCCACCTTGGTCGAGCATGGTTTGGAGGCATGCCGATGTGAGTAAGGTGTTTTCTTGGTGTGTAAGTTGCAGCTTGATTTGCCACCCGGTCGGAAGCATTGGCCGCTCTTTTGGATTGGGCACTCCGTCCTTGACTCTTGCGACATGCTGCAAGATTTCGATCCGTGGGTCTTGCAAGGTGTATGGCTTGCCCTCAGCGTCGAAGATTTGAGCGTTAAGCGGATCGTCTCCGGTGGCCTCGATTGAGACAAAAGACATGACTCCAAGAGCAACATCACGCGCTTGCTTTCCGTAAAAACGCTTGGCCACCGATGGTGTGTTTTGCGCCGCCAGTAGCGAGTAAAGGTTGAGGACGGGAATGACCAAATGGCCCGACGCCGTGGTGTAGAATTTCTCCATCACCGGCAGCTTGGTTTTGTTGTCTCCCGCGTAGCGGTCGAACATGATAGGCCGGATGCCGCGAAGCGTGGCCGTAAGTGTAGTTGTTTTGATTTCCTTCATATTTTTTTATCGTTTCTAATGCCTCACTGCGTGAGAGTTTGAACCACTCGCCATTGCCGCTCGGTTTCACGAGCCGCAGATGGGCAAGAGCGAGGTGAATTTGTTTTTCCAGAATGGCTTTCTCCCCTGGCTGAGTTTGCACCCAGCCGAGGATTTCAAGTGCCCGAGGAGACCACACATGAGCAGCCCACAGCCTTTGCCGTAAGTCCCTCTCCGTGCATCCGATCTTGCACTCGTTGCCATTGTGGAAAAAATAAACCCGGTCCATTGGTTAGTAGTTAAAACGGAATCTCGTCCGCTTCCGCCGCTGAGGTTTTGGGTGCTGGCTTGGTCGCTGCCGCTGACAGCTCCTTGGGTGAAATCCACTTGGCAACCTTGTTGTATCCATCATCATCAATTTTGATTTTTACAACCGCAGTTCTTCCCATAAGCTCTTCCGGTTCTACGCTAACCGGCTCATTCAAAATGACCGCAAAGCCAAGAGATTCGCGGATTGCATTTGTAATTACCTCAGCCTTAGCTGTGAAACTCATGTTTTCAAAAACAACTGGCCCTCTTGATCCGTCCGGCATTGCAACTCTAAGCTTCATTTTTATGTATTCATTGCCAGATTGTTGTCCGATTTTTGTTTCTGCAAATTCCACTTGGACTTTGTATTGCCCCGGAGGAACCGTCTGAATTGTGTTTTCTGTTTTTGGTGTATATGTTGGCATAAGTTATTTCTTGGTTTTGATTTGACGAAGCGTAGTGATCGGCGCGCCCGTCCGGATCGCCGTTTCATCCACCTCCACGCCGGAATCGGCGCAGAATTGGCGAAAGTTCTTGCCCGACATCTTCCCGCCGAGGGCGAGAATGAGGGTTTCTTTGGAAACATTGGCCGAGGCTTTGGCGATGGCATCGGCCTCGACATAATCGCGGCCGGCCATGCTGGAGACTTTCCATCCGGGGATTTCCTCCCCATCGGAGAGCCGCGCCTTGAGGTGATCCAGTAGCGGTTCGGCCAGATGCTTCTCGGCGGCTTTCCAGTTCGCGGCGAACACCGAGAGCTTCAGCGGCTCGCTAGAAATTTCCCACCGGAGTTCCTCAAGCGTTCGGCTTGAATGAACCAAAGCCAAAGCCTCGGAGGATTGGCGGACGATGGCCCGGCAGGAATTGAAATTGGCGCACCAGCCGCAGTATTCATTAGGCGTCGGCTCGGCCGTGCGGCTCGAGGCCTCGGCGATGAGGTTTGAAACCGTGGCCTCGGCTTGGTCGCGGGTGAAGTCGTAAGTTCTACGCAGTCGCTGATCGACATAGACCACATGCGCCGTCCACGAATCCGCAAAGTGCTCCTGCATGCACGCGAGGCTGTAAGCGGCGAGCTGCTGGCGATAGTTGCGCACTTGGCCGGTCTTGATGTCCGCCACCCACTTGGCGCGAACGCATACCGCGTCGGCGGTGCCGGGTTTGGAAAGCCCCGGCACCTCCATGCCCAAATGCTCCTCGCGGGTTTCGACATGGTAGCCACCGGAAAGGACGCGCAGTTCATTCGCGCCCCACTCCACCGCCTTCTTATCCTCGGCGCTCAGTAGGTCGAAGGTCGTCGGGTCATCCATGAAAAGCTCGCGGAGAGCTTTGTCGAGCAAGGTGCCACGCTCGGCCGCCGCGCTGGCCCCCGGCGCGCCCGTAAAGAGCGCGCACTCGGCCAGCTTCGGCAGGGAGGAAGGGGAGATTTCCTTAATCACGCCGCCACCTCCATTTGAGCGGCCTTCGCCTTGGCGACCAAAGCCTCGGGCCGTGCCACGATCTGCTGGCGGAGTTTCGGAGCCGCGTCACGCCAGGTCTGCCCCTCGGTCAGCGAGCCGTTAGCGACGAGGAAAGCGTTGACGATCTCCTCGTTGTCCTCGAGGGCGGCCACCGACTCACGGCCGATGATCTCCACGGGAGGCGCCGAGGTTTTGGGTTTCGCCACCGGCTGGAAGAGGTGCGCGACCGCAGACCACTCCATGGGAATCTCGTCAGGTAGTCCCGAGCGGGTCTTGGCGTCGTAAGCCGCCGAATGCGTCGTGTAGATCACGCGCTCCTTGCCGCCGATGCCCTTGGCCTTGCCGCCGTCGTTCGTTACCGATTTCGTTTTGAACCGGAAAAACCAGAGTTCATCGGCCCACTCCTTAACCAGCGGCGAGGATTGTTTGGAGAGCTTCAACTCATAACGGTCGTAAGCTGCCAGGATGTCCGGCGGTTCGGTGCGCTGCACTTTGCTGTGCGCGATAACCACCACATTTTTGCCTCCCTCGATCAGGCGATCCAAGGCACCGAGGAACCGGCTAATCTTCTCGGCCGCCATGACCCACCCCTTGCCGAAACCGAAATCCTCGACCGATTGCTTCTTGTTAGCCGCCAGCAAATCCTCGACCGCCAACCGCTCCGCCCAATCGGCCGAGTCGATCACGACCGTGCCGTAATCCGTTTTGCCCACCTCCGCGATGCACTCGCCGAGTTGCTTCCACGAGTCCACCGCCACGCGGTCAACATCCAAGTGGGCCGTGCCGCCCTCGATGTCGAGGAAGAGAGGCTTCGGGAATTGAGCCGCAAAGGTGGACTTGCCAACGCTTTCCACCCCGTAAATAACGACCCGCTGTGGCCGCTGTTGTTTTCCTTTGATGATATTCATGTCACTCTTTGTTTCTAAGTAGTTGCGCGTTGTGTGGGATGCGCGCCCCCCATGACTCCTGCCCTCTCAGGCGAAGCGGAAATTGTTTGCTATTCGCGAACGGCGTATCTCATTCGTCCGACGGTGAGTAAGTCAGGCAGCTCCACCGAAGCTCGGTCTCGGCTCGGAGCGCCGCCGCGAAGCAGTCCACGCAGAGCGGCCCGAGGTCTTTGTCCACGAGGTGCGCCACCACGGTCTTGCCCTCGGCCGTGCAGAGGTGGCAAAAGCTCGAGTCCACGGAGGCGTTTTCGATGAGATCCATGGCGCTCAGTCCTGGTCATCGAATTCCCTCCACCGGCGCTCGCGTTCCTTGCGGCGTTGCTCCATGTCGCGGAAGCGGTTCAAAATCGTCTGCTGGCCGCTCCAGTAAGCGGCGAAAACCGACCCGAGCGTCACCAGGGCCAAGATGAATCCCTCCAAGGCGCTCATCGTGCGTCCTCCGGTGGGTTGGGAAACGGCATCCAGTGCGTAATGTCTGGCTCGACTCGGCAGGCGTTCAGCCACCGCCAGACGCGGCCATCGTGAAACCCAGCCTCAACATGACCATCCTCAGCCGCCACAATGACATCGGTGTCCGAGTCCGGCATTTGATCCTCCACGGAAAGCCAGGCGGTCATCGAACGACCTCCTCGACGGGTTCCATTTCGACAAAAGCCAGTCGGTTTTTATCGATGGCCATCCCGACCCCGCTTCGGCGCATGTAAAGTTCAACGGCGTCGGCGACCTTTTTTGCTTGGGCTTCGTCGCCGATGTGCGTGGTAAAAAGACCCAAGGGAGTGAGCTGGTAGGTTTTCTCGCTCATCGTGCGAGCCTCCATGTGAGTGCCGCCAACAGGACCGGCACGGTTACGATCTGAATAAAGTCGAGCGCGTAGCCCAGGCAGCGGAGTGTCGTCTCGTAGTCCATCACTTCGCCCTCCTCTCGAAGACCACCGAAAACGGCGTCACCTTGAATGAGCGCCAGAATTTCCAGCGCGCCTCGGCCGGCGTGCTGGCGTGAACATAATCGCCGAAGGGTCCGAAAACTCCGTTAGCGGTGCAGAGGTAGAGATTCATCACGCGGCCCTCCTCATCGCCATCGCGGCGGCTTTGGCTGCTTTGTTCCCCTTGGTGCAGGCCAGCGAATTCGTGACCTCTTCCAGCGACCTAAACCGCCAGTCGCGGCCCACCTTGAACGCCGGGATGATATTTTGCCGTGCGTATTTCCGAACGGTGAAGGGTGCGAGGTGGATGGCCTCGGCGAGTTCCTCAACGGTGATCATTTCCGCGCCCTCCGTCCCTCGTTGTCTTTTTGCTTTTTGATCGCTTGGGCGACCAACCGACTGATCGGCGTGCCCCCATTTTTTTCCGCCTTGTCCTTCAGATACTCGAAGAGGTCTGTCGGCAGGCTCAGGCTTGTTTTCACATATGCGCTTTGCATGGTGCTACCGATAGCTCCGGTGCTACCGGTGTAGCAATAAAAATCTGTCAATGGGGTGTTCTGCTTAGATGAAAATTTCTCTTGACTTCCGCATGGACACTAGGTTTGCGGGCGAAAATAAATTTTCATGAAAATTTGCGCACTGGTGCTTTCGGTGCTACTAGTAGGAATCATGAAAGAGAAAACGCACAAGAAATTGAACATCTCACTGCCTCTCGATCTGCACGCTTTTTGCGTCAAAAAGAAAAACGAGGAGCAGGCAAAAAACCCAATGGTAACGGTGCCCATCTCTAAAATCATTTCGGAAGCCGTTAGAGAGATGAGAGATTCCGAAAAGAAAGCAAACGCCACTGCATCGAATGCCCGACCTTCCTCTCCTACATCTCTCCTTGGAAAAACTAGGCGTCAATAAAAAGCCGTTTTGCGCGCAGGTTTAAATGCGCCGCCAGCTTATCTAAAGCGCCCAAAAAGCCTTTGCCTCTTTTCCCCGCACCGCTCGCGCATATCGTTCTCCAACCATCTTTGGCGAGGAATGACCTAGATAGTAAGCCGTCTTCCCCGCATCCTGCCAAGCCGCGTAGTGCATCGAGGCCGCCGTATGACGCAGACAATTCTGCGGCCACTCGTCCCAGTTCATTTCTAAAGCCAGCGCCGTGCGCGCCCGCTTGATGTGATCCTCATCGAGGCAGTCCCATTTCTTCGGAAGGTGCCGCTTGAGCGCCGGCAGGATCGGAACGAAGCGCGGCCGAGGATCTGGATCGGTGGACTTGGTTTGCGGCACGAAGATCTCCGTCTCCTCGATATGCTCCGGCAATGCCCGCCCCACCTCCGAGATTCGCATCCCCCCAAAGACTCCCAGAACCAGCCACGCCCGCATCCTGTCATCGCCTGCCGTCAGCTCCAGCAACCGCCGCACCTGCGGAACCGTCAAGAGATGGTGGACCGGCGCCGCCTGCGGCCTCTCCGCCCGCTGAACCGGCGAGCGGTCCAGATGCTCGTATCGCACCAGCCAGTTGAAAAAGAGGCGAAGATAAACGAAGCCCTGCTGCCGCGTCGTGCCACTCCACTCCTTCCGCGCCAGAAACGCATCGATGTCCCGAGGTGAAACCGCCGCCAGCGGCATCCGCCCCTGAGCCTCGACATAGTGGCCGATCCACCAGCACACCAGCCGCGCATTACTCCCTCGGAGCTTCGGTAGCCGGAGCATCTGAAATTCGCGCCACCCCTCCGAGACCGTCTTGCCCGACTCGGCAAACGACTCCGTGCCCTTCGCCTGGAGCTGCCGCAAAATCTGATCGCGATAAGCCACCGCAGCCACCGCCTCATCAAAGAAAGCCCGCTTCCGCTTCCCCGAAATTTTCGTCCACACGCAGAACTTTTCCACCCCCCGCACGCTCGCCCGCTGAATCGACACGGTGCTTGTGTTGCTCTGCGTTGCTAGGGCTGTTGGCACTGTTGGCACGATGTTGGCTCGTTTAGGCATTTACAGCAATCAAGCGCAACGAATGGAAACATCAACAAAAAACCCGCAGAAGCACACTAGGAGCGCCTCTGCGGGCATTTAAGAAGGGAGCCGATGACGAGACTCGAACTCGTGACCTATCGATTACGAATCAAAAATCGGCCTTTGATTATCATGGGTTTGCGTTGCTGTTGGCACGGCGTTGGCTCGCTGGCCTAAAAATTGCCACATCCCGGACGCCATTGGCAGACATGCTCCTTATGATTTTTTTATCAAAAATGTTTTGGGAGGTGAGGTTTCTCATCTGACTCTGAACCGTGTTGGGCGATTGGTTTGTTTCGGTGGCCATAGTGGAAATAGTCTTCCACCCTTTGGCTTCGTAAGCACTTAATTTATCTTCCTTCGTGCTCGCGTAGTATTTCGCCCAGGCGCTTTTTAGATCGGGAGAAGCCAGGGCTGGCCTTTTTTTCGTTCGCATAGATTCACGGTGAGGGAAGTGTCGCAGTAGTGGCCCCACGCGAAGCCTTGCGACCACGCTAGGGTGGCGCGGCGTTCGGCGGAGTAGGCCATATCGAAGTTGGCGAGCATGCCGACGCAGTAGCCAGAGGCTCCGTCGATGTTGCGGGCGCGCTCCCAGCCGACTCGATGGAGGTGCGCCATGACCACATTGCCGTAGGTCTCGGCGTGGTCGCGGATGGCGCTGACATTGAACATCGAGCCGTGGACGAACTTCGTTCCGCCGAGTTCGATGAAATTGCGAATGCCGTAGGGGGTCAGCGGTGCGCGCAGTTTCTTAGCGGTCTCCTCGATTTTTTGGATGGTCAAATTCGCGGCGTAGGCCAAGAGGGCGTTCGGGCTTTTGGAAAATTTCCAGAGTCTGGCTTCGTGATTGCCGCAGAGGATTTGGTTTGGCTCGAGTTCGTGGAGGAACTCGATGCCGGCCATGAGGTCACCAGCGACATCGGCGGCGTGGTCGGCGTCGTTGCTGTCGCGGACGGCTCCGGCGCGGAAACTGGCGAGGTCAATGAAATCGCCGAGGTGGATCGTGGTCTGTGGCCTCCACGCGGCTTTGAATTTCAGCACGGCGGCGCGGGCTTCGGGATCGATCTCCGCGCCGTGGCTGCATCCCACGGCCATCCACTTTTTCCATTTCTTGATTGGTGTCATGGGAGGTCGGGGATTTCGTTGTCTCTGCGGAGTTCCCAAATGTAGTCGCGGACTTTTTCGAGGGTGTGGTCGCACGCTGTGACGACATTGCCGGTTTCTTCGTCTCGCCATTCGCGGAACTCGCCGCTGCCGTGTTTAAGGAAAGAGCGGATTTCGTTAAGAAGGTCGTCGATTATTAAAATGGCATCCATTCCTTTCACCGCCGCGATGTGCTCGGTGCGCTCGTCGGGCAGAGTAAATTCGAGCGTGGCTTTCAAGCGGTTTCCTCCTCGTCGTCCTCTTCCTCTTCTTCTTCGATTGGCCACAAGAGTTCCTCAGCTTCGCGGGCGAGGGCTTTGGCGGCGTAGTCGTTGCCAAATTTGAAATCCATGTTGTAGGTGGTTCCTTCGTCCTCCCAACTGACGACGCAGATGCCATGGGCGAAATGCTCGGCGAGGAGCGCGCGGGCTTGCAGCATGACGGCCTCGCGGTCTTTTGGCGGGGCGGTTTTCTTTGCCATATATCAGAGCACCCGGTTGAGGGCGGCGATCAGCGCGGCGTGAGCGGCTGGGGAGCAATCGTCTTTCCGGCCGGGCGCGATGTCGGCGTGGCGGATGATGTTGGAAAGGGGGATGTGGTATTCGTCGAGGATCGGCAAAAGGTATTCGACGGCGCTTAGGATGGCGTCTTCGCTGAGGGGCGTCGTGTAGGTGTCGCCTTCCCATGCGAGGCCGATGGAGTAGGTGTTGGCGTCTTTGCGGCCTTGCCAGCTTGAGACGCCGGCGTGCCAGGTGCGCTGGCTTGGCGTGGCGAGCACGGTTCGCTTGCCGTTGCGGGCCACGATGCAGTGGTAGCTGACTTTACTAATCGGGTCCATGCACCACGAGACCGAACCCGCGTAAGCGCCGGAGGTGTGGTGGAGCACGATGTGAGTCGGCTTGATGACGCGGCCGGCCGAGACATTCGGCGTTTTCCGGTTGGTTTGCGGGTAGTATTTAGCAGATGCCGTCGGGGACGACGGCGTTCCTGCGGGCTTCGACTTCGCCGGTTCTGGTGCTGGCGCGGCGGGTGGCTGGGCCATGGGGAACATGCGGCGGAGGAAGTCGAAGAAGTTCATTTGTCTTTGAGTGCCGGGAGGGTTTGTTGGAATTGGCCGAAGGCGTGCCAGAGGTCGCGGTTGGCGGCTTCGCCTTCGCTGAGGCGTGGCTCGTAGCGGACGCTGGTGCGGATGTGGAGCGTGCCTGCTTCGCCGACGCGGTCACCGAATGGCGGCATGGGGACGGCCACGCAGGAGGTCAGGAAGGCGAGAGCCAAGAACAGCCAGCCGAGGATCATCAGCACGGCGGCGACTTGCTTGGGCGTCATTTTCCTTTTCGGAAAACATTGATCGCGCCGACGAGGCCGAGGCCCGCTGCGACAATCGCTTCCTGATGCTCGGGCTCTAGACGGAGGCCGACTGCGGTGCAGATTAAAATTGCACCACGCCATGTGGAGCTTTCGGAGAGCCGGTCGAGGATGTAGAGGAGTGCTTTCATCTCCCTTCTCCGCATGTCAAAGGGTCACGGGCGATTGGCGAGGATTTGCTCGATTCGCTTGGTCCGTTCGTCGATGCGGGCCAAAGTCTCGGCGCGGTCGGCGGCGGTGGCTTCGATTTTTTGAAGGCGCTGCTCCTGCTTTTCGTTCTCCACCTCCACACGGCTGACTTTTTCGGGAAGAATCCACCAGGCTTGCGAGGCGCTGAAGACGGTCGCCACCAGGGCGAGCGCGGCGATGAACTCGCCGACGCTCATTTTTAATCCTGGTCTGTTTCGGACGATCTCGCTGCTCATTAGCTGTTCGCCTGGGCTAGGAGAGTGCCGACGATGTTCGTGGTCGCTGTGTTGTTCACTCGATCCACGTTGATGGAATCCAGACGCGTCTTGATCGCGGTGATGTCTGAAGTCGGCACATTTGCCGGGGTGGCGCGGGTGCTGACTGCGGCATCCACGCGTCCCAGCTCTGTGCTGAGTTCGGAGCGAACGGCCGAGGCTACGGTGGCGGCGCTTGGCGCGGTGGCTCCGGAGATCGGCGCATCGATGCGGGCGAGTTCGGTGCTGAGTTCCGTGCGAACGGCGCTGGCGTTTTGCGCGGCGGTTGGGGCGGCTGTCGGGGCCGTGTAGTCTGCCGAGGCGAGGCGGCTGCTGATGCTTTGGTCGATTCTCGAAAGCTCAGTGGAAAGCTCGGTGCGTGTGGCGCTGGCCACTGCCGAGGCGCTAGGCGCGGCGGTCGTGGGGATGCTGTCCAGCTTTCCGCCGTTGCGCTCGAGGTCGGCGCGGACGGCGGCGACAAGCGAGACTTCGCTGAGGTTCGTGTTGCCGATGGCTCCAACGATGGCGTTGAGGACGGCTTGGCCGTCCGCCTCGTTGAGGAGCGAGCCTTCCACGGCGGCAGCGATGGCGGTGCGCTCGGCGCTCGTTAGGCTGTAGCCGGTTTTGTCGGCGGCGGCCCAGACTTCGGTGGTGATTTCTGCGGCGGTCGGAGGAGTTGTCGGGGCTGTATATGACGAACCGGCCAAACGCGACGACACGGAGGCATCCAGACGGCCGAGTTCCACGGCGAGTTCGGCGCGGATGTCTGCCACGGTTGGGGCTGATGTGGGGGCGGCATAGTCTGCATCGGCCAAACGGCTCGAGATGCTGGCGTCCAAGTTCGCGAGCTTGGTGGAGTTTGCGTCCATCTCTTGGCGGATTGCCACGACGGTCGGCGCGGCGCTCGGGGCCACATAGTCAGCGACGGCGAGTCTGGATGAGATGTTTTGATCCACTCGGGCAAGCTCCACCGAAAGCTCGGTGCGGACCTGTGAGGCGATGGCGCTTGCGGATGGCACGGTTGGCGCGTTGGTGAGGGTCGTGGTGGTGGCGCAAAGGGTGACATTGGCGACCGTGTCGGTGGAGGCGTTGAATGTGCTGGCAGGGACTTCGGCGGTGCCGGACCACACGATGCTGCCGCTGCCGACATTGGCTCCGGCGCTGCGGAATGCGAGTTGGTAGGTGCCTGCGCTGCCGTTCATGGTGCCGCTGTAGAAGCCGGAGCTGCCGACTTCGGTGAGCGAGATGGCGGAGCCTACGGCAGAGCCGGATTGGTAGGGTTGAGCGGTGACTGTGAGGCCGCTGGTGGGCAGGGCGATGTTGAGTTCGTTGGCCATGGGATTAGGAGTTTAGAGTGGTGAGTGTTTCGGTGAGCGTTGCCTCGAAGGAGTGCGGGGCGGGGGGCCAGTTGCTGGCGGCGGGGGCGAGGCCGGAGGCGATCATGCCGTCGAGCCAGGCTTGAACGGCGTTGAGCTTCGGGGAGGATTTCGCGGCGGCGTCGAGGCGGAGCTTTTGGTAGAGGAGTGTTGTGCTGCGGTTGCCGCCGAAGCCTTGCTCGGCTGTCCATTCCTCGGCGGTGTAGACAGGCGCGGCAGGCGTGATCCACTCGCCGTTGCCCCATGTGGCGTCTTCGCTGGGCTTGGGCGGCAGCTGGGCGTAGTCGTTGGCTTTGGGGTTTCCGTTTTCGGCCCATGCGGCGAGGGTTTCGGGCGCGAGGGTGACGAGTTCGTTGGTCGTTATGTTGTAACTGTTAGGCATATACTCTTGGGTGGTTGGCAACGGTCGCGCCGTTGTTGTTGGTGATGGTGAGTCCGCCTTTTTGGTCGTTGAGGTCTCGAACGAGTGGGGCGTAGAAGGCGAGATTCTGCGGGCGGATTTTGTCGCAGGTCATGCCCTTTGCGAGGGAGGCGATTTCGGAGGCTGTTAGGGCTGCGTTCCAGATGCCGACTTCGGCAATTGTGCCGTTGAAAAAAAAGCTTGATCCAGGCAAACCGCCAAAACTTAGGCCATACAAATTCAAATCTGCAATGCTAGCGGGGACGCTACTGGTTCGTTCTGCGTCTTGCGATCCGTCTAAGTAGACGCGAGAGAAGGTCGAAGGGCTAAATGTTGCTGCTATGTGACGAGCGTTTGTTCCTACCACGGTTGTTCCTGTAGTGACGAAATTATCAGCCCCTAAACCAGTTGGGTTCATGTTGCTGCTCACTTGACCAGATGAGTTTAATTCAAGTGTGTAAGCGCGACCATCTACTGCCGTTGCTGCCCTACTCATCACGCGCCCCACAGGAGAATTGTAAACGCCTGTCGATTTTATCCACGCCGCTAAAGTGATTGCACCAGTGATTCTGGTTTCCGTTGAGATTGGAGCGGTTAAACTTTGACTGCTCGCCGCTGTAAATCCGTAGGCCATAATTAAGCAACCTGTTGCACCTCGACGGCGATGAGTTCGGCGTCTCCCGTCATGGTGTCGTTGGTGGCATCGTCGGCATCTCGGTAGATGCGGATGCGGAAGGTGTCGCCCACGGCAAGGCCATCGAGCGCGGTGGCGGTGATTTCGGCGATGGTGACGATGCCAGAGGTGCCGTTTGCGGCAGATGTGACGAGAGTGGCGGTGTCGAAGCTGTCCGAGTCAAGATCGGTGTTGCCCCGCATGATTTGTGCGCCCCATCGGACATTGCCCGAGGTGGCGGTGGTGGCCATCCACGCGAGGCGGATTTTGAGGCCGCTGGCGAGGTTGGCGTAGTCGGGGATGACGCCGGAGAAGATCGCGGATTCGTCGGTGGCGGCGTCGAAATCGAGGACGGCGATGGAGTTTCGCGTGTCCAAGGTGGCGAAGGCGGTGGCGGGGGGTTGGTTCTCGCGTGCGGAAAATGCTGCGAGGGTTTTGACGGAGGTGCCTGCGGCGAGGATGGGTGTTGCGATCATGTTTTAAGAAAATTGGAGGGTGCTGCGAGAATTCCACGAGCCGGTGGCCGAGGCTTCGGTGGAGGTGTTGCCGTCTGCGGAGAATTGGGTTCTGGAGATTTCCCAGTCTGGCGCGTCGTAGATGGAGCCGGTGGCGGGCACATCGGAATACAAGAGGTATCCGAGGTAGGTGGTGTCGCCGTTGGAGTCGAAAACGAAGACGCGATCAGGTGCTTCGCCTGCGCCTGCGAGGCGATATACCTCCCCTGTGGAAGGGTTGCGGCTGTAGAGGCGGCGGTCGGCGTGGTTGACGCAAATCTCGCCGAGGGCGAGTTGCGCGGTCGTCGGAACTGCTCCGCTCTGGACCGACTTTTTTGGAATGATGGTTGGGTTTGGCATAGGCCTTTTTTATTCAGCGGAGATTTTAGGCTCCCCCGCTTGGCGAGGCGGCATGGGCCGCCCCGCCGGGGAGTGGTTGCGGGTGGACTAGTAAACTCCGCCGTCGATCGTGGTCTCGAGCGCGGTGATGCGGGTCTCGTGGTCGGCGACATCGCTCTCGAGGTCGTCCAGTCGGCTGTCGGCGCTGGCACCTTCCAAGGCGTCCAACCGGTTCGAAAGGCTCGTGTCGGCTGTCGAACGAGTCGAAGCCTCGCTGTCGATGTTCGACTGGAGAGTCGTGTCGGCCGATTGGCGCGCTGTCTGCTCGCTGCTGATCGCGCTCTGACGAGCGGAGGTTTCGGCGGAGAGGTCGGTGCCGAGGTCAACGATGTCTTGCTCTGCTGCGGAAACGCGGCTGGTCAACGCTGTCGCGGAGGTCTCGACCCCATCGATGCGGATGCCGAGGGCTGTGTCGGCCGACTGGCGTGCGCTGGTCTCGTCAGCGATATCGTCGTTGATCGAGAGGACAGCGGCCGCGAGGGCGTTGTCGTTGGTCAGGTCAACGCTGTTGATGAGGTCCACGACCTCTTTGAAAGTATCGGCATCCGCTGTGGAGGCGGAGAGGATCGCGTCGATGCGGCCTTTTTCAGTCGTGATTTTGCCGTCCAAAACGGAGTCGGCTGAGGAACGAGCGGAAGCCTCGGCAGAAACTGCGGCAGCGCGGTCGATGATCTCTTGTGCGAGGTTGCCAGCGATGACGCCTTCGGCTGCGGTGGCGCGGCTGATTTCGCTGTTGAGGTTCGAGGTGAGGGTCGAGTCGCCGGACTCGCGAAGAGCGGCTTCCGCTGCGACGGCAGAGTCAACGAAGGTTTTCTTCGAGTAGCTCTCGCCGGAGAGGTCGAAAACGCCTTCTTCGGTTCCGATAAAAAGTTTCTTGTTCAGTTTGTCGAAGCCCAACTCGGCGAGCTGGAGCGATACTGGGGAGCCTGTGCCCCTTTTGATGCGAATTACTGGATTAGCCATATGATTTTTTTAGGTGGTGGTGGTTGTGGGTTTCGTTTGGGGGGTGAGTGTCAAAAAGCGCCGGCGTCGATGACCGGGATCATGAGGGCGTAGCTGCTGGCGGAGGGCGACCAGCGGTAGGGCATTCCCTCGTCCATCGCCTGATACAAACGGTCCGCTTTTCCGATGCTCGGGAAGCTCGAGCGCGTTGGGTATTCGACGATGACGGCGGGGAGCGTGAGGTCGAAGGACGACAGGTCCAGTGGCTGGCGAATGTTACTCTCGGTGATTTTTGTCATGCGTAGGCGAGAGTCTCCCGGTTAGCCCACGAGCCGGTGGCTTGGGCGGTTGAAAGGACGCGACCGGCGGCGTTGAGCGTGGTGCGGCGGATTGTCCAGGTGGTGGCGGTCTCGGGCAGTGCTGGCGCGGCGGGGCGGTCGGCGTTGAGGAGGCGGCCGCTGTAGGTGGTGAGGCCGTCGAGGGTGGAGTCGAAGGCGAAAAGATAGAGGGTCGGATCGATGGGCGGCTGGACGATTCGCAGGCCGAGGGCGGTGGCGGCGATCTGCGTGCCTGCGGCGGGCGCGGAGTCGAAGGTGATCGTTCCCGAGGCTTCGCTGACGGTGTAGTCGGTCGTCGGGGCTTGGGTCACGCCGTTCAAGGCGACGAGGACATGCTCGGGATCGTTGCCCGCGAGGCCGTCGATTGGGAAGGTGGTGGCGGTGCCGTCGCCGTAGCGGATCGTGCTATTGATCGAGAGGCCGGGGGCGCTGGCGATGATGTAGCTGGAAAGGCCGGTGATCTCGGAGGCGGCGTGCGTGTGCGACTCGGGCGGGAACTCGGTGGGCTTGCCGGTTAGGCTGCTCCAATCGACGGGCGGGGAGACGGCGACGACGGCGCTGGCGAAGTCGGTGATCTCGCTGGCCGTGTGCGTGTGGGTGTCGAGCTGGGTCTGAAGGGTGCCGATGCTGGCGGCGGCCTCGGCGATGGAGTCGAGCGCGGCGCCGTCGAGGTTCTCGGCGAGGTGGTCGATCCTGGCATCCAGTGCGGTGTCGGCTGCGGAAAGGGCGGCGAGGTCGGCAGGCAGGCCGGTGATCTCGCTCTTGAGGTGGGTGTGGGCTTCGGGCGGAAAAAGGGAGGGTTTGCCGGTGATCGAGTCCCAATCGGTGGCGAGCGGCGTGATGACGCCTGCGGCGTCGATGGTGGCAAAGTCTCCATTCGGCAGGAGGTAGAGGCGGCGGCCGTGGTCGGGCTTTTGCGGAGCCTGCGGGTCGATCCCGAAATTGATGAAGCGGACGAGTTGCTGGCTCATGGCGTTGGTGCTGGCATGAAGCCGATTCCGGCGGAGGAGTTGAATGCGGCGATGGCCTGCGCGGTTCGGAGCGGAGTCATCCATTTTTCGTTGTCCGTTCCGGCCTCGGCTTCGGCTTGGGTGGCCTTGCCATCTGGAACCGCTTGGGGGGTGCCCTCAAGGCCGGTGATGACGGCGTTTTGGAGTTCCACCGCGAGGGTGGCCGTGCGGTGGGCGGTGCCTGGCGCGCCCCAGCGGATCTCGAGGAGGGCGCTGACGGTGGCGGGGTTGGAAGAGAACGCGGCCTCGACGGGGATGGTATTTAAATCAAGGATTGTTTGTCCCGGGGCCGCGAAAGCGAGAAAGTTGGAATCGGAGAATTTGGCCTTGAGGCCGACGGCGGCCGTGGTGCCTGCGGGGGGCGTGGCGGTTGCGCCGTTCTCGACATAGACGACCTCGATGGGGAGCGTGTCGCGGCGCTTGAGGACGAGGCGGTCGAGCGCGACATTGCTCGCGGCGCTTTTCACGAAGCGCCGGTTTTTGAGGTCTAAGAAAAGTTTCATGCCGCTACGCGAGCGGCGGGTGTCAAATCACTCGGGCTTCCGAGTGGCTTCGGGAGCGGGTGGGAGCGGATTGACCACAGAGGAAACAGGTGACACAGAGGGGGAGGAAATGGCTTCCCACTTGCCGAGAGGGCATCGCTCGGTTGCCATTCGGAGTTTCGCCCAGGTGCTACAGCCGCATTTGCGGCATCGGCCCGTGGCGTTCAGAGCGGAGGCGTCCCATTCGGGACACGCGCGGCAGGTGGCCTCGCGGGTGGCGAGGGCTTCGGGTGGGGTGGTGGCGAAGCCGGATGCGGTGAATTTTGTTCCGGCTAAAATTGCGGAGCGTGTTTTGTTATGCCAATCCCGAAGTTCTTGAGGAAGTTTTGTTAAAAAATCGGAGCGCGTCATGATATTGTAACTGTAAAATTAAAAGTATTGGGGCCACTGCAATACTCTGGGTCTACATCCTCGCCGCATGGGATATTGCATTGAGAACTAACTTCAAAATTATATGATCCGCGCGGATCTGCTCCTGATATGAACTTTGTTTCTGTGAATGAAACAAAGCAAATATCTGGGATCATATTCATAAAACAACAATAGCTTAAAGCGGCATGGCCACCTCCGGATGACCCTCCAAGGCTAAAAGATAAATTCCATCCGCAACCGGAAACGGCTGCTCGGTATAGATAAACATCATAGTAATTTTGTGAGGACCCGCCAAATTCTGGCGAGCTTGCGCCGGGACCGTAAGCAAACCAGCTAGCACTACAAACGCGTGGAGGCAGTCCCTCGCAAGACCCCTCGCCACAACCAACCGTGTGGGAGCCGCAAGTGCTTGATGGTGATGGGCAGATAATAGAGCCATCATTAAACTCCTCTGCGATATTTACCGATGAACCGGATAAAGAGAAGTCCCAGTCATCAATGACCGGCGGGCAATCTCGGCATGGGGTTAAACTCTGCGGTTGACAACACGAGCACTCGACCGCGCGGGTGGAACCGCCGTCGGTCTTGATTTTGATGGCTCCGGAAGATGTGAGGCCGAGGGTCATTTGGAGAAAGTAGGAAGGATGAAGGAAGAAGGATGAAGCAAAAGCCCCTCTGTGTGCTCTGTGTCCTCTGTGGTTAAACTCATTAGCACTCCTCCGTGGCGATCCATTGCAGCGTGCCGGCATTTGATGAAAGAACGAATCGGCCTGAAGATGGTGGAGGCGGGACGCACATGCAATTTTGGGGTGGTGGCGGCGGTGGAGGAGGTGTGCCGCCTCCGCCGCCTCCGCCTCCGCCTCCGCCTCCGCCTCCGCCTCCGCCTCCGCCTCCGCCTCCGCCTCCGCCTCCGCCGCCGGGCATTAGATCGCCCTCCTTATTTCGTAGAGGTCAGCGGCGATGTTGTATCCTTGGTTGGTTATATTGACCATGATGGCTTTGGAGTCGAGTTGGACATTATTCGCGCAGAGGAGGTATTTTTGGCCGGATGTCAAAGACGAGTTCCCAGCGGGGTTCGTGCATTTCACGACGAAAAATTTGTAGGTGGAGAGCGCGATGTAAGGGATCGTGGAGCCTGCGAAGTAGGTGGGACTTGGGCCAGCGATTGTGACGCCTTGGACACCGCGCACGGGGGCGGTCTGGTTGGTCGAGAGGGTCACGGTTTTGCCTGCTGCCATGGAGTCGGCGGCGTAGCGCTGGGAGTCGTCGAGCGCGGGGTAGGTGGCAGAGCTGAATGCCATAGGCGCGAAGTCGGGCGAGAAGGCCTCTTGGAAAAAGCTGGTGTCGTCTCGGCGGGCGAGTCCCCACAAGGCGGCAAGCGGGAGCTTGAGGGTGAGCGGCTTAAGGTCGAGCGCGGTGTAGCCTGGGCGCGCTTTTTGGAACGCGCCTTCGCTTTCGTCCTGGTAGATGACGATGTTTTGGTCGTCCACGATCTGCACAAGTGCGCGCCCCCACTCCTGCACCCACCAATGATACCAATCCTGCGAAGGGTTCAGCGTGCGGAGAGTGCTGACATAGTGGCCGGTGCCGCATGTGGTGGCAAAGATGCCGGGGATCTCCTCGACGATCTCGAGCGCCTCGCCGCCACGGGCAAGGCCTTCGTAGGCTTTGTGGGTGGCGGAGTAATTGAGGCTGCCTGATTGGGAGGCCGAGAAAAGGAGTTTCTGTGTGGAGGGGTCAAAAACGACGAGCTGTGCGGCTCCATCAAGCGCGAGTGTGTGGACATTGTCCAAGAATGTCGGCAGCTCAAAGGCATTGCCGGGCCACCAATAAAATTGAAATTGGTAGGTCGTGTCGCCGTCCGCCGCATCGATGGTGAAAAACCCATCTGTCACGCCGGTTGGGTAGTTCCAGCCGAGGTGGAGGGTGTCGGTGTCGGCGTCGGTCTTTTCGAGAACGGCGAATGGGTTGAACTCGGAGCCCCAAGAGACTCCGCCGACTTCGGGGTTGTAGGCGGTCGTCTCGATCACAGCCTCGAGGGAGGTGGGGAGCGTGAGCGTGGAGCCGGTGAAGCTGAAGGCGGTGTAGTGAGCGGACGGGCCGCTGACGACGATGAGGCTCGAAGTGGTAATCGCCGGGGAGAATGTGAGCGTGTTGCCCTCGAGCGAGTAGGTGGCCGGATCGGCGGCGACTCCATTCACGGTGACCTCGGCGATGCTTGGCCAGAGGTCTTTGGGGACGGCCACGGTAGCCGAGTCGGCAATGCCAGAGAGGGAGAGGTCGATGGTGTCGCTGAGGTTTGTCTGGAAGGTCGAGGAGATCGATGATGCGGTAAGAGCCGTGTGGAAGAATACCGAGGAAGTGGCCTTGTCGAAATAAAATCCTTCGATCGTCTCGCTTCCGGCATCTTCGCTGTCGACGCTGATCGCGGTGATCTCAAATGTCGGCGAGGCGGTGTCGATATGGGTGGTCGTGAAGCTGGCGGGAGTGGCTTGCGTGCCTGAGATAGAAACGCCGAATTGGATCGAATTGCGGGAAGCCGCGCCGGTGATTGCAAATTCTCCGGTCGTTTCGGGGTCGGTGAAATAGAAGCACTGGCGGTCGGCGAAAAACTCGAAGTCCTGCCCGGCGGTAATCGGGGTGGTGATGGGTGAGCCCTCGACCTCGGCGGTCACCGAGACGCTGGTGACCTCGCTAATCCAGCCTTTTCGGTCGGGCAGGTTGCCGATCTTAGGGCGGTGGAATGGCGTGTTGGCGGCGAGTTCCTCGAAGATGCTCAGCGTGGTTTCCTCAGCCTGCTCGCCGGTCAGGACGATCTGGCGAGCTTCGAGGTATTCGGCAAGCTGGCTGCCGCCACCGGAGCCGGAGGCGATGACCGGGAGTTTTTGCGCATTGAGCACATACAGCTCGGCGGATTCGCCAAGCACTACGGCGCAGGTCTGGCCGGGGTAGGCCGTAGGATTCGTGGAGGCGTATTCATCCAACGATTCTTTGGTCGTGAAAATGCAGCTCGGGTCGAGCGCGAAATCGTTGAGGCGCCGAAAGCCTTTAGGGATGGAGAGTGGAGTAGGCATTAGATCGTGACCGTGTAGGTGGCGAAATCCTCGAAAGGAATTCCGGCCGTGTAGGTGTAGACCGAGTAGGTGGTGGCGGAGCTTCCAGAGGCAGAGACTTCCACGGTGGTCTTGACAAAAGTGTCGAGCACTTCGGCGTTGTTGAATTGCGCGTAACGCACGCTGGCGAGGTCGCCGAGGGCTGATGGATAGGCGATGGTGACGCGGGTGTCCCCAGGGGATATCGGGATCGTGTAGCTGTTGCCTTTAGCCGGGCCGAAGATCGGCGCGCTGATGGCACGGACTTCGGCGGATGTGCTGGCGGTTGTGCTTCCGGCATCGGCCCCGAAGTAGGCGGCGGCTGTGTAGTCGTTGCCACGGATGACGGAGTTCTGGATTTCAGCGGGGAGCTTCACGGTGCGGAAGGCGCTCGTGGCGTCCTCCCATTTGACCTCGAAGAATCCGGTGGAAGATTCCGCGCCGCCGAGGAAAAGCTCCTGGATGGGCTCGCTCGAGAGGTCCAGCGTGCCGGAGATGTCTGGAGAGAAGGCGAGATATTCCTCGTCGTTGAAATTTTTCTTCAAGCCCACGGAGACAGAGAACGACTCGGGGATACTGAAAGGAGTCTCTTCGTCCACGAAGATGATGCGGAATGGGATCTTGTCGTCGCGCTTGAGAGTGATCTTGGAAAGCGGATATCGGCTGTTGGCGACTGATAGGATTTTCCTTTCGCGGACATCCACGAAAATCTCCCGGACATTCCACGCTGTTACGGCGAGCGTGGCCTGTGCGCTTGAGTAGTTATTCTCTGAATCGATTGCGCTGAGATTGAAAGCGGTCACGCCCGAAAAGGTCGGCGTGCCGGTGATCTCGCCGGTGGTGGGGTTGATCGTGGCCCAGCCGGGCAGGCCACTGGCATACCATGTGTCGACGGTGCCTTGTAGGAGAACTGGAGTGGCCTCGAAAGGAACGCCGAGTGAGGCGGTGAAAGTTTGGTTTGGTGCGAGCATAAATCGAGTGGTGGTTGTTCCGCCTCCACCGCCGCCACCTCCACCACTGGCGGAAATAACGAGCGAGACATTGGTGGCCTCGCTGGTGCCGCCGGGGCCGGTGGCTGTCACCGAAAAGGTCGTGGTGCCTGTGGCTGTCGGCGTGCCAGTTATGAGGCCGGTGGAGGAGTTGGTCGCCGCCCACGCGGGAAGGCCGGTGAAGGTGTAGGAGGTGGCGGGGCGGTTCGCGGAGTTGGTGAGCGCAATGCCTGAGGAGAAGGCCAAGCCCACGGTGCCGGAGAGCGATTGGTTTGGAGCGACGACAGGAGCGCCAGCCTCAATGGTGAATCCGACGCTCTGTGAGGCTCCGATCCCTGCGCCATTTGATGCGGCGATGCTAGCAGTAAAAGAGCCAATGGTTGCGGGTGCTCCGGTGATCGCCCCTGTGGATGAGTTGATCAAGAGGCCCGCAGGCAGGCCCGTGGCGGCCCATGCGGTGGCAGGGCGGTCGAGAGCATCATCGAGCGAGATATTTGCCGAGAACGCATCACCGACTTTACCGGCGAATGTCTGCCCGGCAGTGATGATAGGCACGCCGATGGCGATGGAGATTGTCGCTGTCTCGGTGTCCGAGCCGCCGGGTCCGGTGGCCGTGAGCGTGATCGTTGCGGTCTCGACATCTTCCGGAGTGCCGGTGATTGCCCCGGTTACTGAGTCGAGAGAAGCCCAACTTGGTAGTCCCTCGGCACTCCATTCGGTAGCTGGGCGGTTTATTGAATCGGTGAGTGTAAATGTTTTACTAAATGCCGTTCCAACTTTACCCGATCCAGTTTGTGCTGGGGAAATAATCGGAGCGCCTTCGGCAATGGTAAATGTAATGCCTGTAGCATTGCCAACTCCTCCTGGGCCTGTAGCTCTTAAAGACGAAACGAAAAAGCCTTTTGCGGTCGGCGTGCCGTTGATCTCTCCAGTGGAGATGTTGAGCGAAAGCCCTGCGGGGAGACCGGTGGCAGTCCAGCTCTCTGCCGGGCGGTTTGCTTCGTCGTCAAGGCTTGGCGTTGCATTAAACGAATCCCCGACTTTCCCGTTAAAAGATTGATCTGGCGAAATGATCGGCGCGCCGACTTCGATGATGATAGAGAGGGATTCGGTGTCGTTTCCGCCGGGGCCGGTCGCCGTGACGGAAATATTCCACTCCCCCGCAATCTCAGGCGAGATTCCGATGATGTCGCCGGTGTTTTCGTTGATCCCGAGTCCAGGTGGTAGACCTGTGGCGCTCCAAGAATCTGCGGGGCGGTTGAACTTGTCTTCAAGTTGCACTCGCTCAATAAATAAAGCTCCAATTTTTCCAGTTAAGACTTGGCCTGGTTTGATGATTGGCGTTCCGCCAAGAATGCTTAGCGTCGCTTGCTGTGTTGCTTCCTCGGCAGCGGATGCATATTGCGGGTATTCCCGCCCGATCAAAGTCTCTAAAACCCCTCCACTCAAAATCAAAAAGTCCGTATAATTTGGGTTATATGTATTATTCCCGTAATCATGGCTTTTGGGGCAAACGAAATCATCGATCCCAACGGCGGAAAAGTTTAATCCTGTAAAAGCCTGGATAGCTTTCGCATATCCTGATCCATCCTCGTTTATGAGAATAAAGGCTTCGCTTCCTCCAAGGTCACCAGCAAAGATGCGGGAAATATTTTGTGCGAGAATGTCGCCTGAGACTGTCGCACCTTCGTATTTTCCCCAAATTATGACATCCCCATTAGACTTTAGAGCAAAAGATAAATTTTGACCTGCGGCAATGGCTACAACTGAGCTTAAGCCTTCCGGGACACTTGTCTGACCAAATGTATTAACTCCCCAAGCAACTACGGTGCCATCGCTTTTAAGAGCTAGAGAATGATACCTCCCGGCGCAGACATCGATAACATTCACGGCCGTCGAAGGCACTCCGAGCATGGATTCCCGAACAATTTCCAACTCGTCAAAAGCCCCCCACGCAACCACCGAGCCATCGCTTTTCAGCCCAAGATAGTGGTTGAACCCAGAACGAACTTTGGTGACGCCTGAAATGCCAGCAAGCGGCGTGTTGCAATTAAAACAAAAAACCTGCCCGGCCGCATTGGCTACGACATTATGGTCAGCACTTACTAAATTGGCATGGGCCGGAAGCTCGGAGAAAAACAACTCCCCGCCCGCATGCGCCCACTGGGCAAGATCGCCTGAAGTAGTGATTCCTAAACATCCGCCTGCAATTTGAGAGAGGCTTAGATGCTTTTTGGCGACAATCGTCAGCGGGTAATTCTGAACGCGTATTGCAGTTCCCGTTACCTCGCCTGTGTTTTTGTCTATTTCAAATCCCGAAGGTAATCCAGAAGCGCTCCATGAATCGATTTGCCCGGTCGATAAAAAGCTTCCAGAAAATGGAGCGTAAGCGTTCCCATACAAAATCTGGCCACTCGGAATTTCGATCATTGCTTATTCTTCCATGTCAAAACTCAGCACTCCTCAGTCGGGAGCCATTTGAAAGCTCCACCGGAGAAGGCGAAGACATAGGTTTTGCCGTCCGTCGGCGGGGGTGGGTTGAAGGTGAGCATCCGCACGGTCTTTGTGCCGCCTTGATTCTCCTGCGTGGTCGAGAAAGGTTGCGGAGCACCTTGCACGACGCTCTTGGCATCGAGCGCGGCATAGGCGAAGTTGGCCATGAGGTCGGCCGAACTGATCTGCACGGGGTAGCCACCGCCGCTGGCTGAGCGAGCGGCTTGGGCCTTCTGCTCGAAATCAACGGGGAACTTCATGAGACCTCAGGAATGTAGCCTTTCATCACGGCGACTTCATCCCATGCGCCAAAATTTGTGCGTGAGACATCGCGGCGACCAGTATTCCAAACGATGCGCAAGCTGTCCCTGCCGCCATTGGCAACCTCGCCAACGACCCACCGCCGAATCATGCTCCGCTCCAAACTATTAAACGGGTCCGAGTAATTGGCGGAATCATTTCGAATCACGCTGTGCTTCGTAACAGTTTCGCATCGCCATGATTCGTAGACCGTCCAGCTTGTGGCGACCGGGGGATCCTGAGTTTGGTCAAGGGTCTGGAATGTTTGCGACAACTCCAGCACCTCTGTGCCGTAGACGACGCGGTTGTTTCCGAAAATGTTGTGGCCGTAGGCCGTGACTTCCATTTCATCGAACGCGTTGTCGTTGGCTCTGGTTATGCGGACGCCAGGGTAGATCGAAACAGACCCCGAGGTGGTGGGTATGAGGACGCCAACGGAAAAGCCAGGAGGTGTTGAACCTTTTTCGACAAGGTAAGTCGCGGAATACTCGATAAGTCCGGAGAAGCGCGTGGAAGTGGACTCGCGGATTTTGAGCGGGAAGGTGCCTGTGGCGGAATAGATCGTTGTCATACGAGGGCGGCGACGGGCAGGCGGGGTTCGATTTTTTCGACGAGGGTGTGGATTTTCTCGACGAGGCTTTCGAGGGTGGACTTGCCGCCGGATTTCCCTCCGGAGTCGCCTTGAGCCGGTGGCTTCTGGCCGTCTTGGCCGGGCTTATCCACTCCGGCGCGGCGGTCGGCAATGTCGTCTTTGAGGGATCCTTTGGCTTTCATGGCATCGAGGCCGGAGGCGGGCTTATCGAGTTTGGAAAAGTCGTTGTAGACGCCAGCCTCGCGGGCGGAGCGAATGCGCTCGCGGAAGCCGCTAGAGCTTTCGCCGAGGCCTTGGTTTAGGCCGTAGTCCTTGCCGATGTCGGCGATGTTGCGGCGGTCGCGGTTTTTGCCGACGCCGGTGATGGCCGCTTGGGCTTCGTTTTCGGCGATCTTTCCGGCGGTCTTGCGCGCTCCTTCAAAGTCTCCCCGGGCGACCTGGTCCTGGGCGCGCTTGGCGAGGCGGCCGCCTTTGTCTGCCGCATCTTTAGCCTCAGCGTCGGCGATGGATTTCATGAGCTTCGCCGACTCGCTCATGTCGTCTTTGATTTTTTTGGAGGAGCCTTCGGCTTTGTTGAAACTGCCAGCGAGGGCGGCCGCCTCGGCGGCGGCGGCGGAGGTGTTGTCTTTTGCTTTCCCTGCTTCGGCGGTCGATTTCTCGAAATCTTCGCGGAGCTTGGTGCCGACGGCTTTGACCTCGCCGAATTTCTCGGCGGCGGCCGTGGCGGTTTCTTTCGCCCCAAAGAAGTCCTGATCGCTCTTTCCGAGGGTGCCCACGAGTTTGTCGAACTCATCCTTGGCGCGGATCGAGCCGTCCACGATCTTGTTGCCGTATTCCTCCGAAGCTGCGCCGAGACCAGCGCTGATCTTGTCGAGCGCGCTGCCACCGGCTTTGTCGAACGAGGTCTGGAAGGTGTCGCCGCCATTAGCCATCACGGCCGCCAGGGCGCTGTCCAGCTTGCCACTAACGAATCCGATGGGGTCGCTCATCGCTGCTTGGAAATCCTGAGCGACGGCGTTCATCACGCCCGAGAATTTGGTCGTGAAAAAATCGACGACATTGCCGATCGCCGCCCCGAGCCATGTCTCGAAGGCTTTGATCACGCTGTTTATTCCATCGAGGAGGGCTTTTGCGCCATCCACAAAGACCTTGAGGAGCGTGTTGCCGAGCACTCCGGAGATCACGCCAGGGAGATCGGAGGAGAAAAACGCCTTGGCGAACCGGCCCGCGTCGATGAGCGAGTTGAGGTAGTTGTTGCCCGCGATTTTCACCCCGGCGAGGAGGCCGAGGCCTATCGCCTCGATGGCAGGCATTGGGGCTTTGAAAGCGCCGACGAGGAAATCCGCCACGCTCATGACTTGCTTCATGAGGGATTGGCCGAAACTGGCGGCATCGACGCCGGATAGGGAGGCCACGAAAGCATTGAGCGCGGGGAGCGCGTCCTCGAGGAAGCCAGCGGCGAACTCCATGGTTTTCGCCTGGATCGCCTTGTAGTTGTCGCCCAAGTCGTCGAGCGCCTTGGCCGTGCGATCCATCACGCCAGGCATCGAGCCGAGTTGGCCCTTCGCGGTTTCCAGTTCGCCAGAGAAATTATTGAGGAGAGGGAGGAGTTCGCCGCCGGATTTGCCGAAAACCTCCATCGAGGCGCGGGCGCGCTGGGCGGGGTCGGAAATCCCGGCGATCTTTTGGGCGAAGACTTGGAGCTGCTCGGTGGGAGTTTTTCCCGCGAGGTCGCTCATCGAGATGCCGAGCGCCTGCATCGTGGCGGTCTGCTCGGCCCCACCGGCAGCGGCCTCGGCCATGAATTTCTGCAACTTGTTAATCGTGGAACCGACCTTGTCCGCGCCGACATCGGAGTTTTCAAACGCGCGCTGGAGCACCATCAGGCTGCCCGCCGTTTCGCCGGTGCGTGAGGAAAGGTCCGTGAGCTTTCCGCCGAGATCGATCGCTTTGCCAAATCCATCCACCACCGCGCGGGCGGCGGCGGTCGCGCCCTCGACCGCCATCATGCCAGCCTTGACAGCCGCACCGGCCACACCAGCCGCGAGGCCGATCTTGCCGAAAGAGAGGTCGAAGCCTTTGGAGGCTCCTTGCGCGGCGTTCTGTGTGGCCCCGAGTTCCTTTTTGAGCTTCTCGATCGTGGACCCGAGGTTGAGGTCTTTGGCGGCGAATGTGACTGTTGCGTCGGCCATAAAATTACGCGGCGGCTTTCATTTGTTTGCGCTCGTAGCGGAGCATGCTCAGGACTTGCTTCACCATGTTTTGTTTCACCATGGCCACGGCGGCGGCGCGGGTGTTTTCCGGACAAACCTTGTCAGCATACCGGCAGGTGTTCGTAAGCGTGATGCTGGGGTTGTCGGCCTTGTCGGCGTTGTCTTGAATATACCCGAAGCCGAAATCTCCGAGGTGCCGTGTGACCCAGCGGGGAATGCCTCGCGTGGGGCTACCTGTCACTGCGCCTTTCAGTTGCTTGGCGCAGGCCGCCCAGCCGGACTTGGCCAGCCCGACTTTGGCTTGAACGCTGGCCACATATTCGCTGAGCACCTCGGGCGGAACGAAGTATTTATCTATAAACTTCCACCGTCCAATGTCGCGCGTGCCGCTGCCAGCAGATGACATTTTACCGTTAGTAAAAGCCTTTTTGTGTAGGAGCCTTAAAGAGCCCTTTGTAGCAAAACGACGGAAATGCGCTTTGTCTGTGCCGTAAACCGTGCCGTCCTTTTTTATGAAAAGCCGAATGTTTCCACTAGGGTAGTCCTCTGCGTTTTCAGCCATAAAATCAGTAATCGGAGCAAAAAGGCCGTATCGTGCTTTGCCCCCTAGTAAGTCTCTTGCAATGGCTCCTTCGGCGACTTTCTTCACGGAGTCATTCTTGCCGTAAGGCTGGGTGCGGTGTGCAAGCTCCACGGCCAGCAAACGCGCATTGATGCGCAGGACTTCGGGCATCGTTTTCTGGCGCGCCTTGGCATAGAATTCAAAGAATTCCTCCATGCCTGTTTTTTCGAGTGTGACGCTGGCTCCCATTAGAGTTTTTGAAAGACGCTTTCTATGGCTGCGAGGGAGTCAAAAACCGCCGATGGATCGTCGCGCAGATAAACGCGAGGAATGCCACGGCTGAATGAATCGGCGTCCAGGATTTGGAGACCGGCAGCATAGGGGACTCCCCACATGCACTCGTGGAAGCCCCAACCGGTGACACTGGCGAGTCGATACACATACGAGGCGAGCCAGTTGGGGCTTGCTACTTTCCCCCGCTCGAGCCGGTGGGCGCGGAGGCGTGCTGCGCGCGGGTTTCGGAGGCGTTGACCTTATCCCACGCGGCGGAGACCAGGCGGGAGAGTTCGTTCTGCTCCTCGAGGTCGGCGATGTTTTCAATCTGCCATTTGCGGACGGCTTTGTTGAAGGCGACGGGATCGGAATCCACGGCGAGGACATCGTCGAGCGGGGCGGTGTGGACGAATGCGAAGGCGGCGACGAACCAGAATTCATCGCGCTTCTCGAGCATGTTCGAGCGGATGATGGAGATCGTGCCAGGGACGCACGGGCGGAGCTTGAATTTTCCGGATGTGCGGGTGCCTTCGCGCATTCCAGCCTCGCGGAGGGCTTCGTCGTCGGTTTCGAGTTCTGGGTTTTCTTTCGTTTTTTTCATGGTTTGTCGTTGGGTTGGTTAGATGAATTTTGCGAAGCGGGCTTTGTCCTCAGCCGTGGCGTTTTCGCTGATGGAAATGATTTTGCCATTTCGCTCGAAGACGATCTGGCGGGGGGTTTGCTTCACGACGCTGACCAGCTCGTCGCGGTTTTTGAGCACGGCCATCATGTAGGACACGGGGGAGTCGGGCTGTGCGGTGACGAATTCCTCGCCTTTGGCAAAGGAGCGCATGACATCGTCGGCGCGCTGGCCGGTCGGCGAGTCGGCGAGGAAGTGGAAGACGGTGCTCTCGTCGCCGCTCTCGCGTTTGATGCGGGTCGCGGGACGGGTGGGATTCTCGAACTCGAAGCCGAGAGTGGCCAAGATGGCGGCGAGCTTGAGGTCGCGGGTGGAAAAGACGGCTTTCATTTATCGTGATATCTCGTGTGGTGGCCTGCCGGGGAGCCGCGTGGCGACTGCCCCGGCGGGCGGCGTTGGGGAATTAGGACATCGAAGCCTCGTAGCTGCGGGCTGTGAGGCTGACAGTCTCGAACTGCTCCGAAGCAAAATTGCTGGTCAAACCAGTCACGATTGTGGTCGCGCCGAGCGTGACACTGGCCGGCATCGTGATGGAGAGCGTGCTGCCGACCGAAGCGGTAAATGTGCCAGTGCGCATTCCTTCGATGGAGATTTCCTTGATCGGCTCGGCGACGGCGACGGCGACAACTCCGCCTTGGTCGTCCTTCACCTCGGTGAGGGCGGCGGTTTCGTTGACGCTGAAGCTAGTGCAGATGACGCCCGAAACATCTGGTGTGCCATAGGTGGCAGTTCCGAGGTCTGAGTGGCGGTAGAGTGTGGCGGCCATGTTATTGAGTGGTGGTGGTGGTTGGGTTGCGGGTTACGGAGAGGTGGCGGGTGTCAAATCGCGGACTCGACGAGGCCGAGGGTCAGCGCGGCGGTGGTGATCCAGCGGCCGTCTTGCTGGCTCTCGGACCATGTGCGGAGGTCGGCGCCGGCGAGGGTGAGCGGCGCGGCGAAGGAGGCGGCGAGTTGGTCGGCGGCGAGGAGGGAGGTTTTGAGCGACGAGGCGAGGGCGGCGTGGGTCTCGAGCGCGGCCTCGACGACGCTCGGGGTGGCGAGGACGATCGAGGCGGTGACTTTGTAGAGGCCGCGCACGATGGCTTCGGTGGACTCGACTCCGACGATGAGGACGGGCTGGTCGTTTGGGATCGGGTCGCTGCTCTGGCCGGTGTGGACGGGGATGCCGTCAAAGGCGGGCGTGGCGCGGAGCCAGGCGGCGAGGGAGGTCTCGACTTCGAGGTTCATTGGCCACCTCCGGCGGGGCTGACGGTGGCGGTGTATTCGGCGGGGTTGTTGAGCGATTCGCCGACGGATTGGACGAGGTAGCTGCGGCCGTGGAAGTGGATCGATTCGCCTCGGCGGGGGGCGCTCTCGAGGTCGCTGGCTTGAAAGCGGACGGTGAACTCGCCGCCTTGGCGGAGGCCGCCGCTTTCGAGATCGAAGGAGACGGCGACGGGGGAGATGCAGGCGCGGAGATCCTGCGCGCGGAATTTTACTGGAATGCCGAGGAGCGAATTGCGCGCGGAGGCGGCGAGGGTTTCGAGGCGGCTCTTTTGATCTGGCGACACGCTTCTCGCTGCGTGTCAAAAAGCAGAACGCCCCGCCGGAGTGAGACGGCGGGGCGTTTGCGGGCTGGCGCGGGGAATCGCGCGGGTAGCGGGTTATTTCTTCTTTGGCTTTGGTGAATCTTCTTCCGACTCGGCGATGACGGCGGGGGCGCTGGCTTTGCGGGCGTGGCGCTTGAGCGTGTCACCGAGGCTGACGACGAGGGTTTCGTCGGCAGTGAACTCGGCGGCGACTTGCTTGGCTTTGAAGTCGGCGAGTTGGTCGGCGAGCGGGACGCTCGGCAGGTGTGTGACCTGCCAAGCGTTGCCGATGCGGTTGAGTGTGAGGCCGAGGCGCATCAGGCTTAGGCGCTGACGATACGCTTGAGGGCGGCGGCGTGGCCGAGGGCGAAGCCGTAGTTGACTTCGATGACGCTCTTCTCGGTGTCGGTGTCGGGGTCGCCCCAGCTGCGATACTCGATGGAGAGACCAGTCTCGGGATCGACTGCCACTTCGTAAGCAGTGAGGTTGTTGCGGACGCCGGGGGATGGCTGCACGGGCGAGAAGGCAACCAAGATCGCCTCGGGGAGTGCGACCATACCGACGAGGTTCTGCGAGTTGCCGGGGATAAGGTTGGTGCCGACGACATCGAAGCCAGCAATCTGTGGGAGACGGCCGTTTTGGATGGCCGATGCGCTGCCGACTGCGGCGGCGTTCTTGATGCCGGAATCCTTGAGGAGCGCGCCTTCGTAGGCGTTGTCGAGGATCATCACGCGGCTGGATTTTGGCCACTTGGCTTGGTCGAGCGCGGTCTTGATGGTGATCATGTCGTCCGAATCAAACGCGGAAGCCGCGCCGGTGTGGATCGCTGCGCCGTAGTTGGCGAGGGTGACGACCGAAAGAACATCACGGAGGATGTCTTCGGCGAGCTTGCGGCCTTTCAAGAAGCCGAGTTGCTCAGGATTGAAATAAGGCTGGCGGGCGAGTTCCGAGCTAGTGAAGCTCAGCGCTTGATACTTGCGCTTGTTGACCGTGATCTCGCGGCTGTTGATGGCGTTTGTGTCGCCGAAAGAATAGGTGCCGTTGAAGTCGCTCGTCGCGTCAGTGGCGAGAGGGTAGAACGGAACACTGATCTTGTCGGTGCCTTGGAGCGGGACCGAGTTATAAACGGTCGAGAAGGAGTTGAGCGGGAGAAGTGCCTCACGCAGTGCGACGAGCGCGCTGTCGAGGACGACATTCAGTTTGAGTTCGGAGCTGATGGTTGTGGCCATTTGAGTGGGTGGTTTGGTGGGTTAGGTTTTGGGTTTCGTGGATTGCGTGGGTGTCAAATCGCGGCGGTCTTGGCGTGGGCTTCGAGGGCTTTGCGGTTCGCGCGGAAAATGCGGGTCTTCTCGGCGCCGGTGGCGTTTTTCCACTGGTCGTAGATGCTCGCGGTGTTTGCGGACTGATCGATTTCGGGAACGACGCGGGCGGCGGAGAGGCCGAAGGAGCGTTGCAACCGGCCGAGGTCTTCGCGGTCCTGAGCGAGTTCGCTGCGGAGGGTTTCGACTTCGCTGTTGAGGGCTTCAAATTTCGCGCGGTAGGCGCTGGCTTCAGCGAGGGCGGCGTCGCGCTCGGCGATTGCGCCGTTGAATTTGGCGAGGATCGAGTCGGCGGCGGAGATTTTGGCTTGAGGCTCAACGACCTCGGCGGGTTGCTCGGCGGCTGGGGCTTCGGGTGCTTCCTCGGCGACGGGAGTTTCGACAACTTCGGGCGCGGGGGCCTCGGCGTTTTCGCTGATGACGGTGGCCTCGACGGGCGCTTGAGCTTCGGGAGCCTCGGCGATCTCGGGCGTTTCGGTGACAGGTTTTTCAGTCATGCCCTTGGCGAAGCTGTCAAATCGCGCGCGGAGACTTTCCGGTGTGGCGGTGGCTGCGGCGGCGACGCCTTCCTCGATGGCGTCGGCGAATCCGAGGGCGACGGCTTCGACGGCATCGAGCCAGGTCTCGGCGTCCATCATCTCGGCGATCTGGTCCTGCTCCATGCCGGTCTTGCGGACATACGCGTTGACGAGGGTGGACTTCAGCTTGTCGAGGAGGTCGGCTTCTTTGCGGAGCTGGTCGCTGTCGCCTGCGCTAACGGTCCACGGATTGTGGATCATCAAGAGAGCATTATCGGCGATATAGACCGGCGATCCTGACATGGCGATGACGCTGGCCATCGAGGCGGCGAGCGCGTCGATGTGAACGGTCAGCCCGCCTTTGTGCCGGCGAAGGGCGTTGTAAATGGCCGTTCCCTCAACCACGGACCCACCGGGCGAGTTGATCCGCAAATGGATGTGTTGGCCGTCGAGTTTGCCGAGGTCGGCGAGGAACTCTTTTGAGCCTGAGCCGAAAGCACCGACTTCATCGTAGAGATGGATCGTTGCTTCGCCGTTGTCGGATTTTTCCAGTGCATAGAATTTCGGGGTGGTTGTGGGTGTGTTCATGGCTGTTGAGGGTCTTCTGGTGCGGGTTGCGCTGGCGCATCGGGTGCGGCGAGCGAGTTGGTGAGAGTGATTGGCGAGCGGGTCGGGTTGTCCTGCCACTCGCTGATGACGGCCTCGCCCATTTCGGGAAGTGCCAGCATGGAGCGGATGGATTTTTCGACTTCAGCGGATGGCGTGATGACACCGGCACGGACGGCTGCGCCAACGGCGTCGAGTTTTTCCTTGGCTTGCATATCGAATTCCGCAGAGCCCTCGGACGGTTCGGCAGAATCCGCGTCCTCGTCGCTTGATTCGGCGGGTTGTTGCGCGGCGAGGCCGCTGCGGAGGGAGTTCGGGAAGACTTGGGCGACATCGAGGCCGAGGGCGTCGCATTTTTCTTTGCGGCGGAGGTAGGTCTGAATGACATCCTCCTCTTCCTCCTCGGCGCGGAGGCCGAGCATGTTGAAATAGCGGGTCGGCGAGAGGTGGCCTTTGTCGAGTTGTTCGCTGAAGGCGCGGGCGTCGCGGCCGCTGTCCACCGTGATCTTTTTCGGTGCGAGCCATTCGTGGCGCCACCAATCGTCACCGGGGTATTCGAGGCGACCGGCCTGCATTTCGTGCCAGAGCCAATACTTGTAAAAAGGTCGGCAAAACTGATCGATGATCTGCTGCTGGAGACGCTCGAGGAAGTTCTGCGTGACTTCCAAAACGGCGCGTTGCTCGGTTCCTGCGAGGCCGACATTGACCATCATGGCCTCGGGCGGGAGGCCGACGGCGAAGGCGACATCCGAGCGGAGGGCGCGCATCACGGCTTCGTAGGTCTGGCCGGGAATGTCGTTCTTGAAGGCTTCGAGTTTTTCGCCTGGCTTGAGGCGTGGGAGGAGGATGCCGTTCGGGAGGTCGCTTGTCTGGAGGTCGCCGACTTCGTTGGTCGTGGATTTCAAGCCAGCGCCGAGGCCGATCTTGGCGACCTCGGTGCTGGTAACCATGTAGCCGATTTGCGCTCCGGCCTTATACGCGCCCTTAACGAATCCGTTGATTTCGGAGATGTCGCGGAGGTTGGAGACGGCGGAGTGGAACCACGAAACGCCACGCGGTTGGGCGTGGCGGCGAATGTGGCGGAAGTGGAGGATGTCTTCGGCGGGGATGCGGGTGCCGTTTTCGGCGTTGATGGTGTAGGCGACGGGGGCGCCGAAGCGGTCCATCGTCACGCCGTCGTGCGTCATGTCGTCCGGGTTGCCGTATCCTGCGGAGCCGCCGATGGACTCGCCGCCGATGAAGCGCACGCGGGCCGCGCCTTCTTTGGTCTTGAGGAATTGCGCGAAGAAATCGCCGTCGATGGCGACCTGTCGGAGGATGAGAGATTGCGCGGTGTAGAAATTGACCTGTGCGCCGGCATCGAATGCCCACGCCTCGGCGCAGTTGCGGTCCTCGAAATACTGATCGACCTTTTTGTTCCACGCGAGATTCGAGGTTTTGGGTTGGACAACAATGCCGGTGCCGATGGCGCGTTGTGCCAAGTGCTCGACGATGTAGGTGGCCTGCGCGGCGTTGTTGTAGAGCCACCGCGAGAGGCGGAGGATTTCCATGCGCGTGTGTGCCGTGAGTTCGCGCTTGGGATCGGTGGTCGGAACCCAGATGAGGCCGCGATTTAGCGAGGGCTGAGCGGCTTCAAAGGCGGCGGCTTTTGCGTCTGGCTTGCGCGGGCGGCCTGCTCCGGGGCGGGTTCCTCCCCAACTTGATTTTTTGATTTTCGACGGCACGCCGAGGCGGGCGTGTCAAACGGCGGTGCCGTAGCGGGAGCGGTCAGCGATGGCGAAAAGCTGGCGGCCGTTCGGACCTTCAGCGAGTAAGTCTTCGATGGCTTCGAGGAGGAGCCACTTGGGCATGGTGACCTGGCCGGAGGAGGATGTTCCCTCGGTGCCGATGGAGGTAATCGTGACCTCTTCGGTGGCGCTGGCGAAGGTTGATGCGGCGAGGGCTTCCAGCTCCGCCGTGGTCTTCGTGCGGCGGAGGAAGGATTTAATGCCGGAAAGTTTTAGGGACTCCATGCCCGTGTGGGCGGAGTCAAACGCTGGGGGTTATCCCGCAGAGGCGCGGAGACGCAGAGGGAGGATTTGCAGGGACGGCGCGGCCGCGCCTTTACAGACGCCGGGTTTTACGGAGTGAATCGAGCGACCCAGCGCTCCCCGATCCGGCCGCCGCCCATTACCCATCGAAGGGAAGAGGGGCTTGTCACGGCTATGTATGATCGTCTGCCTGCGAGGATTTGGGGGGAGTCAAAAGCTACAGGAAAACGGGATGCTACATTTGGCAAATGTAGAGTCCGGCGGTTTAGATTTTGCCTTAAAACTCAAGGCACGCTTGAGCTTTGGCGTAAATTTTAAGCTGTGCGGGTTATACTCGTGAGCGAATAGCCCGATTTTA